TTGCTGCTACCATTCTTACCAGTAGTCAAGCCAAATGTGGCCAAAGCTCCAGTAAAAACCGAGGCCACAAAAGTGATATCAGAGTTACCAGATTTTTTGACCATAGGAATATCAACGTAATTCATCGTGATAATAAAACCACTCCAAACAACAACTCCTAATCTGACAAAAGTACCTAGTATTTCTATTTGATGTTCTTTATCTTCTACAACATCTTTTATCTTTTTTGTGAAACTTCTGGGTTGTCCTTTAATGACTTTTTCTTCTTCCATTTATCAACTTTACCTTGTATAAACTTTTGTAGTTTTTTCTTTATGGTGTCAAAAAACGGTTGAGCAAACGTAGTTACAGCTACGGCAGATACCGCTGCATAGCTTGCAGCCACTACTACCTCTGTGGTAGGTAGTGGTACATCTATGTTAATCATTGGTATATTTATGCTCGGTGCTGGTTGTTCCGTAGTTTCTGTAGCCTCTGGTTCTGTACCCTCTGGTTCTCTAAGATCGCTAGGAGGCACTACTAAAGGTACATAACTAGGAACGTCAGCTGTAGGTAGCGGTATGGATATTGTTTCTATCTTTTCTACGCTGGGGATCTTGATTCTTGGTAAGCCTTCCATGCGTCTTTTACCTCTTGTGTCCAAACCACATTACAAATAGTTTGAACCTCTGTTGGTTCTGCACTTATGTCCGAGTCTGGATGTAGTACATATCTTTCAAAAGATCTTGTAAGTTCTGTGCCATCTTTTTTGATGACTGATGCTTTGCGGATTTGTACCGCTTTATATTGACCGACAATTTCTATTTTGTCGTATTCTATTGATTCGCTTAATGCCATAATTTATGATGCTTGATAATGAACAGTTACCTGTAAATAACGACTACCACCGCTTTGCCAATGGTTCCAGGAGTTACCATCTCTATAAAATTCTACAAAAGTATTACCAGTTGATAGCCAACCACCTTGATTCTGATTATATTGAAAAATATTATTATAACTCGGTACAGCTGCACCATAAGCAGTGGATGTAAAAGGCAGTCCTCCTATACGAGCATAGTCTTTTGTTGAGCCATTAACTGCAAAATTTATCCAGTTAAAACTTGCAGTTACCCATCTTCCAATTTTTGTATATTTTGGATCTTGAATTGTACCAGCAGTATCCATTGTTACGTTCTGCCAAGAACTGGTGTAAATATTATAAAACTGTAGTACAGGAGTCCAAGTGCCTTCTTCATAATCGTCAAGTGCGTTGGCATCTGCGGTATCTCCGTTAAAGGTTACACCACCAGTAGATCTGATACGGAAACGCTCTCCTACACTAGATCCATTCCAAGTTTTGTAGAAAATGTTAGACCCTTCAACGTGGATATTTTGATAATGAGCACCCCCTGCTACTATTTGTACATCATGGGAGCCACTACCTGTTTCACCAGAATTATTTAAACGAAGTGAGGAAGCTGTAGCACCTTTAACTTCAAGTAAAAATGCAGGGTTAGTTTTACCGATACCTACTCTTCCAGACGAATCTATAATTACATTTGACTCGCCATTTAAAGTATTAGCAGTATCAGAGCCAGTAATAACTCTGTTATCTGCGTTGTTGTTTATTGTTGTACCAGAGCTTGCTGTTGCACCATTTTCTACGTTAAGTATTGTACGAACTTGAGCCGCACCTAATATTTCTGGATTACCTGTACCGCTAGTACTTCTTCCAAGAATATGGTTTGTAGCCATATTTTGTAGTTTAGTAAGCTGAATTGTATCGGCTGCTATATTTCCATTTATAATAGTACCATCTGCAATCTTAGCTGAGGTAACTGCATCATCTGCAATTTTAGTTGTGGTAACTGCACCATCAACTATTTTACCATTAGTAACTGCATTATTAGCTATGGTCAAAGACGTAGATCCAGTTACATCACCAGTATGTGTAGCGTTGCTAGTCTTAGCTGTGTTTGCTGCTATCGCTGCGTTGATAGAGTTAGCTAACTTAGCGTCAGTAACTGCATCGTCTGCTATTTTAGCTGTAGTTACACCACCGTCTGCTAATGCACCAGTAATGTATAGTATACCGTTCATAGCTGCATGACTGGTACACTGATAGTATAGAACATCAGGAGCATCGTGTTGTACTTCTACAATAACTGTACCACTACCAGCGTTGTTTGTTACGCCAGTATTGTATGCAGTACCGCTTGCTCCAGATGTGCTTTGTATACGTATAGGATGACCACCTGAGCCATTCTCAAATCTATACGTCTTACCTCTTGTAAGGTAAAGGGTAGGGTTGTTGACAGTGCCATTCAACCCTTCTCCTTGAAATGTGTAGGCACTAGAACCGCTAGCACCTATTGTAAAGACATGATCCAGAGCTATCTCATCTAGACCAGCCTTATTTATTTGTGTTAAACTCATTCTGGTTTAGGATATTTTTTCTTAACTGGATCGACTATGTCCGTTTTCCATTTGTCTATACCGTTGTGGTATATATAATCGAGTTGTGTACCCCAGTCTGGGTATGCTTCTTTTCTTTCTGTTTGATAAACAAAACCTTGTAATCTTTTAACTTCAGCTTCTACTTCTTCTTTTGTAGGTTGTGCAGTTGCTCCTTCTAACCAAGTAATATTTTCATAAAGGTCATCACCAAATACTTGAAAACGCCAACCACCACCAGAAAGATTATTTACTGCCTCTTGAAATATATTCATAATAGAATCTCCAATACTGTTACCCAACTTCTCGTTCCACCGCTCAAACGGCTATCATCATTATTGTCTGGATTTAATGTATGAAAAGGTCTGTTAGCATTATTACTTGGATTAACATTATAACCAATACCCATAGTTATATTACCTGTAGTTTGAGTAGGAGATTCGTTAGTTAAGGGTATATGAATAGGAACTGCATGTATATAGTTATCCCCAGTATAATTGTAACTCCAGCCACCCATATAGTAACTAGAACCTAATCTATACGTCATTCTTACAACACCAGAATATGCCTTCCAACCTTGTGCAACTCCGAAAGCACAAACGTAACTATTAGATACTTGTTTGTTATAAGTCCAAGTCCACAAATCTGTGTTGCTAGTACCTGATGTTCCAGCCATTGAGGTTCTTGTTGTATTAGCAAATGTTGCTGAATTAATTACATGTGCTGCTTTTTCTTGCGCTGCATCGCTAAAGTAAATAGCCATTATGATACCTCCGTTAAATTAAATTTATACTTCTTACCAGAACGGTTATTTTTTAAGAACAAGTCTGATTCTCCTTCTTGTATTGTCCAGTCACCCCAGCTGCCATCAACGTCATTAGATGAACCTTCGTTAGATAAATTAAGGTCACTTGTGTATATGTTTGCCCATCTATTACTACTAGCACCTAAGTTGAAAGTACCATTACTTGCTGGTATTAAATTTCCATTATTTTGAAGTGTTAGTCTATGAGCATCGTTTGTATAAAAAAGAAGGTTTTTATCTTCACGAATAATAATGTTAGCGTTGTTTGTATCAATTCCAACATGAATACCATGATTATATAAATTTGTACCAGTATTAGCAGCATATGCACTTATATAAGCCTGTGCTGGAGCAGCAGCTTGAACTACATAAGTGTCATTATCTGTGGCAAAAGTAGTACCAGATGGGGCAACATGAATATTTCCATCAACACGAGCTCCTGTTGATTTTGTCTCAAACTTTTTACTGTTGTCGTGATATAGCTCTACTGCTCCGTTTTTTATAAACTTAGCTCCTGTTTCTCCGCTATGTCTAATATGTAAAGTACCAGTATCAGCATCTATATAGTTATTATTAGGCAGATGGTAAATTGACATATCTGTATTTGCACCAAATACTATGCGACCACTTGCTGTACCCGAACTGTCTGACAAACTAATGTTATGAGTTTGACAATCTAACGGGCCACCTAGCTGTGGTGATGTGTCACCGACTAGATCTGTGTTAACAGAGTTACCAGATGCTGCTGTGATACGTCCCTGAGCGTCTACAGTGATGCTTGGAATAGAAGTTGATGAACCATAACTACCAGCAGTTACAGACGTGTTAGCGAGCTTTGCAGCAGTCACTGCATCATCTGCAAGTCTATCTGTTGTTATTGCACCACCTTCAATGTTTCCAGTTTTTACTGTGTTAGCATCAAGTTGTTCAAAAGTAACTGCGTTAGCTGCTATCTTTGCCTCTGTAATTGCATCATCTGCTATTGCTGCTGTTACAACTGCATTAGGCATGATTTGTGCAGTGTTTACAGAACTAGCAGCCATTTTATCTAGTGTTACATTACCATTAGCTATTTGAGCTGTTTGTACCGCATTAGCTGCTATATGTTCATTTGCAATAGCATCGTCAGCTATCTTAGCTCCAGTAATCGCATCTGCTGCAATCTTTGCAGTTGTAACATTAGCGTCTACAATCTTTGCAGTTGTAACTGACCCGTTCTGTAGTATAGCTGTTGTAACCGTATTGTTACTTGGTGTACCTATTCCGACTGTTGATCCGATAACAGTAACGAACATACTAGCACCGTTAGCAGGGGCAGACCCAAAGATAATGTCGTTGCCAACAAGAACGAATCCCTCGCTTGGCTGGCTTGATCCAGCGTTAGGTTTCTGAATGACTCCATCGACACTAACAAGACATTGTTGTGCATCAGGTGGTGCATTAGAAATTGTAAATCTATAAGCTGTTCCATTTGGTGTTGCACTACCTCCACCTGTACTAGATGAGCTAGATATTGTAGATATAAAAAAGTTACCAATCGCAGATGACTCTTCCCAAGCAGAGTTTTGACTAGAGTAAACCATAAGTTTACTGTTAGTTGTGTCGTACCATAAGTCACCACCATCTAGAGAAGATGTAGGTGCAGAAGCTGACACTCTGTATCTGTTTGAAAATGAGTTAACTGTTGCACTGATAGCCTGTATATCGGCTGCACTAGCTAACTGTTTGTGGAATGTATATGTGTGTAAGGTTGATGTTGTTTGTACCTGTAAACCACTGCTTGCTGGTAATGTCTGACTGTGTAATGAGCTAGGAAAACCAGTTATGGTTACAGTGTTACCTGTACCAGCACCGTTTGTTATAGTTGCTACACCACTACTGTTAACTGCAAGACCGCTTGCAAGTTGTGATATAGATACAACTGTACCAGCATTGTTGCTTGGGTCAGGGTTAGCTGTTGGAAAGCTAGTTTCGTTTGCTATAGCTACAAAACCACCAAGAGCGTTTGTTACAGACAATACAAGATCGTTTACCGCCTTAGATGTAGGTATACGTGTATCACTGTTTGTAGTAACCGAAGTTTCTAGTGTGATACCGTCAAGCTGGTTTAGCTCTGCTGTAGTAGCTGTAAGAGCTGTAGAACTTGCTAGGTTTGACGCAGTTGTTGATTGCATACCAGCTAGTGTTGTAAGCTCTCCATCAGCTATCTTGTCAGTTGTAACTGAGTTAGCAGCTAGTGCAGCTGATAAAATTTCACCATCAGCTATTTTATCTCTAGTAATAGCATCGTTGTTTATCTTAGCTGTAGTAATATTATTATCAGGTATTTTTGTTGTAGTAACAGCGTTGTCAGAAATTTTAGCCGTGACTATTGCATTGTCTGCAATTTTAGCTGTAGTAATTGCATTATTTGATATAATACTTGTATTAACAGCATTGTCTGCCATCTGAGATGAAGTAATGCAAGTAGCTGCAATACTATCTGCATTAACAGCGTCAGTAGCTATTTTAGCATTTGTGATTGCATCGTCAGCTATTTTTGCAGTTGTAACAGAATTGTTTGCAAGTTTAGCTGTTGTCACTAACCCATCTGCTATATCCCCAGTAACTATAGTACCGTCTGCTAGTTTTGCAGAGGTAATAGCACTGTCAGCTATGTCTGCTGTAGCAATACTGCCATCTATAATTTTAGCACTGGTAACAAATGGTTGTGCTACACCATCAATAGTAGGTTGTACGCCACCAAATATAGATCCTTCTAAATCTAGTGCTTTGTTCCTAGCATCCTGTGCTGTAAAGTTAGATTCAGTAGATGAGTTGTTTAAATCTGTAGCTCTTATTGTACTACCACTAGCAAAGCTAGTATATGCACTGTCTGCATCTCTTGTTCTACGCTCACAAAATACTACTGCCCCACTAGGTAGTGCAGAGTTAAATGTAATTGTATTGTTATCGCTGGATAGTGTGTAGTTGTATAAAGTTGTACCTGCTGAAACTGCAGGAAAGTATAATCCGTCTGTGTTGTTTACCTGTGGGTGACTAGACTGTGCAGTACTACCAGTAGACTGGCGTAGCTGTAGCACTCTAGTACCACCCGACAATGTGACATATACATCTAGATCATCTTGGTTATTCAGTTGTATACTGACAGGACTAAATACTGTTGTAGTAGCATTAGTCGTGGCAGGGAAAGTTTTTTTAGTTGTAACTGCCATTGATAATCAATGTTAAAGGTTTAATACCCGACTTTTCTCATTTCTTCGATTTCTGCGTTAATGTCATCGACTGAGTATCCAGGTTCGTTTTCTAAATTAGATTTTATTTCTCTCACGTTTATTCTAAATTGTAAAGACTTAGGATCTTTAAGATTACCAAACTTAGTATCTGGGCTCAACATCATGTCCATTGCTCTTTGTTTTGCATCCATCATGACGTTATCTACCATTTGATAAAATATTGCATTTTTATAATCATACCCACCTACTTCATCTCCAGATATACCAAACCTACCAGACTTAGAAAATAAACCTTTGTCTACTTTTCTGTTGTCAGCTTTATATTGTGCTAACGATTCTTTAAATGGTTTACTTTCAATAACATTAAGTAGTTCCTTACGTAAATGAGGATCCATAGCTAACTGTCTTTGAAACTCAGATTGCTCTGGGCCAGTAAGTTCTTCTCCTTTATATGATGTCATATTTGCATTAAGATCATATCTAATCTCTAATAAAGCATCAGTAATAGGATCTTGTTTTTCAAAATCTATACCAATAGGAGATATAGTTGAGAAAGCTCTTAAAAGAAAATTATCTGGTAATCTTCTTAGTTTTTTAGC